TCGAAATCGATACGGACCTCATGGTACTGCAGGGCAATTAGTGGGAGGTAAAGTCCGGGATTGCGGTTAAAGAAAAAGACTAGGGGCAAATAGACAGCGTTGCCGGTCGTGGCGGAAGTCATCTTGCCGTAAGTGAGCTTCTTGGACTCGTCAAGGTAAAGCTCGGAGTAGAGACGCCACCACTTCTGGTAGTGCTTGTCAACACGCTGTCCACCGATTGATAATTCTACGGAGGAAATTGCGCGCTCGGCGACCCAGCAAGAATCGTCGGTGGCGTCGGAAGTGATAGACGCCGCAGCGGCGGAGAGAAGCTCGACGTACATGTCACCGACGAGATCACCGTTGCGGGCAACAGTGACGGAAACGCGACCGGAGTTGGCGGCAGTACCGTTGACGGTCTGCTCGATGTTCTCCATCGCGAAGTTAGTGTGGCGCTTGTATTTCGCCTGGAAGAAAGTTACCTCAGGGTTACCAGTAAGGTAGACATCCTGGGCACCATAAGCTACGAGTTGCATAAGACCACCGGCCATTTTGAGAGTTGTTGTACTATAAGCAGAGAAAATAATTTTGGGTAAATGTGCGAAATTTCGCGATCCAATTTTTCTTGGTCTAAATCAAATGTCAAAACAGCCTGAAGAAACCGAGATCGAAGAGGGTGAAATTGTATCTGAAACTGAGTCAGAGGTCTCCATCATCGCTACTGAGGATGAACCCATCGATGATGAAATTGATATGGACGAGGATGAAATGATGTTCGAGGATGATGGTGTGGATGTTGCGACTCTCATGACTTCCCTTCTCGCGACCGAGGATGGAGACACTGTATGTACGGCCCTGGTCAGTATCACTCAACAACTTCAAATGCAAAACAAAATTTTGATAAAGATTTTGAGTGAATTAAAAAATTAATTAGAGAGAAAAATTGTAAAAGATATAATTAATGGAGGACACTCACTTCATCGACAAGGAACCAAATCGCTATGAAGCGCTTGCAGTACTTCAAAAACAGACTATCCAGTCGATGAATGAAGAGACCATAACAAATATTATCGAAACATTTGAAAAGATGTGGAACCTCAGAACAGAAGATTTCAAATGTGCACGTGAACTCGGGTATCGTCAATATGTACATATCGATAATTTTGACGCCGAGGGGAACCCAAACGTGAGTAGTATCGACATTTTAGCAATAAAAGGTATTCGTGAGAAACAGCGTCGTTTCCTGGTAGATTTAAAAGGTCAGATCAAGAAACTCAAACTTGATAAAAAAGGCGATGAGAACGATACGACTATGATCACCAGGATACATAATATTCTAAAACAGGTAAAAGATGGTTATGATAACGTCCGTCGCCATTATGGTGCGTATGAACGTGTCGTAAATCCAACCGCAGTTCCACAAACCAGGTCTATTTCAGATGCTTCCACTATGGGTGAAGATGACCTGGATAATTCCATACCCCTCCAAAAGTGTATTATTTTCTGTCTCGATGAACTCGAAAAAGCGAAATACCGTAGATACAAAGGTCATTGCTGTGAAGAGAGAAAGACGGAAGATGGACACGACACAAGAGCATGGGAGCAAAAGATGACAATCGAGGAATTTGTCTATTCCTTATCGAATAAGGATGATAATTTTGAAATGTGGAAAAACTTTACGAGTAAGGGGAGTATTTTCAGGGAAGTCATCGACCATCTTTCAAAGTGTCAGGACTCTCAGTTTCTAACCATTAACAAAAGACGACACGTTTGGTCGTTTAAGAATGGTGTATTTGTGGGTAAAGAATGGATTTCTACCAATCCAGAAAATCCAGATGATGGATATTATACGTGTACATTTTACCCTTATAATTCGATAGAATTCAAAAATCTTGATCCCGCCATCGTCGCGTGTAAGTATTTCGATAGTGATTTTAACGATTATTCAAACTTAGACAGATGGCAAGACATTCCCACACCAAACTTTGACAAAGTTTTGCAATATCAGAAGTTTGAACCCGAAGTATGTAACTGGGCGTATGTTATGGGTGGTCGTCTATGTTATGATGTTGGGGACCTGGACTCATGGCAAATTATCCCATTTTTCAAGGGTATCGCTAAATCGGGTAAATCTACATTAATTACAAAAGTTTTCAAGAATTTCTATGAAAACCAGGATGTACGAACCCTATCAAACAATATCGAGAAAAAGTTTGGTCTTTCTTCAATCAAAGACGCTTTCATGTTTATAGCACCAGAGGTGAAGGGTGATCTCGCTTTGGAACAGGCTGAGTTTCAGTCTCTCGTTTCGGGTGAGAATGTTTCTGTAGCGGTTAAGAATAAACCAGCTGAAGAAATTCCAGAGTGGAAAGTGCCCGGTGTTCTCGGTGGAAATGAAGTTCCAGGATGGAAAGATAATTCGGGTTCGGTTCTGCGTCGTATTTTACCATGGAACTTTAGCAAACAAGTGAGACAAGCTGATCCTCGTCTCGATGAAAAACTTAAAAATGAATTGCCTAGAATTTTACTCAAATGTGTCAGAGGTTACATCGAATATAGTAACAAATATGCTGACGCGGATATTTGGGATGTCGTACCGAAATACTTTGAAATCATCAAGATGCAGGTTGCGAAGGTTGCGAACTCTCTCATCCATTTCCTAGAATCCACTATTGTCGACAAGGGTAAAGACCAATACGTTCCACAAAACTTGTTTGTAGCCGCGTTTAATACACACTGTAAAAACAACAATTTGGGTCAGCATAAGTTTCATGAAGATTTCTACGTGGGACCATTCAGTTCTTACGATATCGAGGTTAGGAATGAATCTGTATCGTATAGAGGTAGACAATACCCCGTTCAACCAGTTATATTTGGTATCGACTTGATTGAAGATCAGTTGATAACGGGCAATAATCATTAAAAAAAATCCTTACAAATAGTAATATGAGCCAGTCGGTCAAAGAATTTGTCAGGCAATCTGGTGTCGATGTACAAAGCTCGGACTCAAACTCAAACAATAACTTCGCTCAAGAACTTGAAGCTGATATGTTTAGAAGACAGAGAGAACAAAATCGTGAAGCTCGCATGAGGGCTGCGGGTTTTCGCGAACCATTTCGACCCGAATTAATCCAGGGACCCCGGCGACCTCTCCCTCCTCCACCCCCTACACGGAGTCGTTTCGCACATTTCGAAAACAACTCTCCCTTGGAAAATGAATTTGCGGACGTTAATGTGGACAAATTAGTAAATAATGCACTAAAAGAACCTATAAATACAAGTGAATTTGATAACATGAATCTCACTCCTATAAACGAAGCCGCATTTGAAAAGGGTCTCGCTGAGATGAACCCAAATACAATCAATGAATTTGGGGCCCTCAATGATATAGAAATCTCTCCATTGAAACCTGGATTGTTCGTTGGCACTATTAATAAATCATTCGGTAAAGAAGTTCGTTTAGACCTTTTACCAATTCTGATGAAAAAACCACTCGGTAAAACACCTATTGGTCAGGGTCTTTATATAGACACAAAAGAGATAAAGGGAATTTATGGTCAGTTTAAAACTGGGTTTTCTCATACCAAAGAAGGTGGTCCCAAAGGGAGTATTAACAAACCTTTCGCCAGTGTGCAAATTATGGTGACCGTTTCGGATGGTATGAATAGTCAAGGTGGACTCTGTAATATTTATAGGAATGGTAAAATACTTTTCCGTAATGGATTTGTTGGTACAAACATCGCAAACCAACCCGAACTCATTCGTCGATTTATCGTAGATAATTACACACAAAAAGAACCATTCCTTTACAGTCCAATCGAGTATAACAATCTCAGTGGTCAGTTTAGTATAAACGGGGTATTCACAAATCTCACTCGTATGCAAATGAAATTTTCAAAATACGGATCTACCACTTATGAACCAGAACTTTCACCTATGCTCTATGTCACCATGAAAGGGTACACACTCAACATTAGTAAGTCTGGTACCGTACAAATCATAGGTGCCAAATCACCCGCTATCATGGAAAATGCATACAAAGCTGTAACTCCATTAATTCGAGAGTTTTATAGAGATGGAGATGTCACTATAGACAAGACCAAACGCAAGACAAAGGCTAAGCGCAAGACCAAGACTAAAAAGGTTTCTCCTCCTAAAAAGACCAAACCCGTAGTAAAACGCAAAGCACCTTTAACAAACAACCAAATCAACGCACTCAAGATTGATGGAAAGAAGTGTGATCGTATGTCTAGAGATGAACTCAAAACTCTTGCACGTAAAATGGGTATTCTCAGTTTTAGAATTAAAAATGGTTCTACCACTCGAGACATGCGTAAGGATGAAATTTGTGCTGCTATAAAGGCTAAATCTAAGACTAAAAACGTTACTGTAAAAAATACCAATAAAAACAAGAATGTTAAATTATCTGGTACTGGTAGTACATTTCGCATCGGTGGTAAACTGTGTCGTGATAAGACATTAACTGAAATCAAACAGTTTGCTGCATTACTTAAAATAAATACATCGGGTAAGCAGACGAAGGATGCCCTTTGTAAACAGATTGAGAAGAGTCGTAATAATCTTGCAAAGCCCAAACCTCCTCCTCCACCCAAGCCTACAAAGAGGAACGTACAGAAGGAAAAGAAAGCGCGAGTTCAAACTGAAAAGATGAAAGAGAGGGTAAAGAGGGTCGGATTAGACGATAATTCTATTCGTAAGGACCTTGAGAAACAGTACGGTAAGGTGTGGATGAACAGATACAAACCTAACCTCACTCAAGACGTTAGAAACATCAAGAATGCTGCATCTAGAGTTAATTCCAACGATAAAAATAAGGCACTCGGTGTACCCAAAAAGATGGTCGTTGATAGAATCAAGAAGGATATGGTTTCACGATGGAAAATACAAAGA